TTTGGGGGCGCAGTCCACGTAACCTTTATTGTAGATTGCAAGCTACCATCAGAGCGCAACACGGCCTCGGCTGTTGTACCTAAATTAGTGGGAGCGGCGATAGCATAGGGGTTGGGAAGAACTGTTGACGGAGGCGTTGCTATTTCGCTGCCAGGGGCCCATATATATGTGTCTGAGCTGTACTGCTGAAGTGAAAGATCAACCTCCCCGTTACTCATTATTTGAGTGCCTATGACTCTGAAAAATTGCCTTGCATCCTCAGTGCCATCGTCTACCCAGCCCATACTTGGCTGCTCTATTCTGACAACATCGCCAACCGCAATTTCTAGGCATTCTGATAGCCCTGTGACCTCAAGGTTGAATGTAGAAGTTCTCGATGTTAGGCATATAATTCTTGCTAAGTCTCTTGCCCTGTAAAAATTAGTTACAGAAGGCATATCTGAATCATTAGACATAACTTCGCCACCATCCTCGCTTAACATGGTGCCTTCTACTGTGGAGCCAGAAGGGGGCCAGATAGCAAAGTCTGGTTGCCAGTTTGTTTCTGGGTTTGTGAACTTAACCTTAACCCTGTTGTATCGTTCTTTTTTGGAAGTCGAAACAACTTGCAAGTCGGTTATCATGTTGTCTGGAGTTAAATCAAAAAATTCATACCCAGCGGTAAGTTCTTTGTCAATAAAAACAGAATATTTACCATTTGTGTAAGGCATTAACCCGCGCATACCGTTAAGCAGTGTTTTGACGTTATCGAAAAGCGTGTTGCTGCTCTTTAAAATAGCGTTGCAAGTCAGCAGGGGTATTAAACCCCCGCCTGTGTATGAAGTTACATCCTCATTACAAGCTGCCGCTGCTGCATTAAAAGAGGTATCGTCAATAGATGAAGATGCTAGCCCTTTTCCGTATATTGGGTTTGTCAGATAGTCCCTGAGACATAGCGCGGGGTTGTCGCTCCAAGCGGTTGTATTGTTGCTGGGGTTGAATACTTTGCGCCCTTTTACTATTGCTGTAATCACTGGAATTGATGAAAACTTATCAGCGTTCCAATAAAATCTAAAGGCTATATAAGCGACACCTCTGAGCCTGTGCGTTAATCCCCACTCTGACCCCGCGCTTCTTAGCAGTGTGCTTGCTCCCTGATTGTTTGTGCCTTTAAATATTTGATACACCGTTAGGTTATTATAATTTCCATCTATAGTCGCTATACTTTCATCTGTAGCATCAATCGCTGTGCTATCTGCTTCTGCTATCGGTACATCATTTAGCTGTATTTCTGTAATGGAATCAATCTCACCCTCAGAAATGGCTAGGCAAATGTATAAATATTTATTGTTGGCAGAAGTTACCGAGCCTGTAGAAACAAAGACTCTTGTTCCCCCCGTTTTTCTTGTGCCATAAATGATAGGGATGGAAGCGTCAGCAGCATCTTTATTTACTAGGTCGCCTGTTTGTTGCTCTGGAACTTCTGGCTTCTTAGGAGTAAAGACCTTTTTTATTTTTTTCCATGCTTTCTTAAATTTGTTGCCCATTATCCTCTGCCCCACTTCAAGTCTTTTACAATGCTTGACGCGTACTCAAACCCTTTGTCTCCAGAAAAATAGTATTGTTGTGAGTTGTCGTTTGTGTTTCTCCCTGCCTTTTTTTCAAAATCTGCCCAGTGAGAAGATACAGCAACAGTTATGTCTGATTTGTCACCGTTTTCAGTCACCTGAAATTGACTCATGTAGCCTTCAAAAATTGTAAAAGGGTTGGGGACGATTGCGCCAGATGAACTGATTAAAGCTCTGTCAACTGACACCTCCCTATTAATCCAATCATTGTTCAAGAAAAGGCTGATAAAAGCCCTTTCAACCCCTGATAGGGTGACATTAATTGTACCAACTCTCAGCTCTTGGGTTTCTTGCGGCGAGCCAATGTCTAAGAAATGGCCTATAGATGTATAGAGCGCACCCGATGATTGAAGGTTTGAAATATAGTCCGTGTAATGCAAGGTAGTGGAAGAAAATGTCATTGTTACTAGGTGTGCCATTGTAAAATCATTAGTAGCAAGCTCTGTTTTAACCTGTGACGTTAACAATCTAGGCATTGGCTATTTCCTCAAGCATATCAATCTCAATAGAATACTGATCCCCACCTTTCGCCTTAAACTGCTGTATGTCTTTTGACATTCGGACATTAAAAGGCACAGCGTCATAAGTGACCAATTGGTTGTTAGTTACATCTTTAATCAATGGAGGCTCAATTGTTAATAACCCATTCCCTGCCCTATCAGCAACAACCATATATATTTTACTGTGGCTTCCAAACTTAACAAAGTCACCCGCTTTAAGTGTCCCTCCAATGCCGTCAATATTTATAGTGGTATCCCCTGCTGTATGAGCACCATTCACCCTGCATGTCCCTGCTGCGTTTCCAGACGCGTAACTAATTAGCGGCAGAACTATAGTGAATGTCTCAAGCATTCCTCGTTGCTTTTCAATGAATGCATATATAGGTTGAGCTTCTGCCCTTGTTAATGATTTGTATTTTGCGGTAAAGCTCCACCGCTGATAGCCTATATCCCTTACTTGTAGCCGACCAGACCTAGACTCAGAAGATACGCTTTTGTGTATGCTCTTGAAATTTATTGCACTGAACTCTGGGCTTGTTGGGTATGTTCCACTCATGCAAATTCCCTACCTTGGTCGTTTAAAGCCTCATCAATCATATCCATAATTTGCCCCCGTCTTGAGTCTAATAGCTGGTCAAAGCCAGAGGCATCATGCGCCTGTATGTTAAAGTTTACGGTTGCCCCCATACCCTGCCCCTGTCCATCATCTAGGGTGTGGTCAATGATAGTCTCATTAGGGTGTACAATAGCTGGCATACCGCCTTTGCCGTCAACACCGCCAGCCCTTACGCCATAACCTGTAAAGCCGCCACCTTCAAAAGATTGCGCTGCTATCGTAGCTACATTTGCCAAACCACCAGCAACAATCAAAGCCGCAGCAAAAGGGCCAGCAATAGGGCCAAGCTCAAACACTGCTTTTGTTGCCGCAGCGTAGGTGTTCATTATTGTGTTGGCTATGTTATAGGCTTTTTGAATCATAAAGGCTTTTTTGTTAACTCTAGCAAGCGATGCAAGCCCCTCTGCTGCATCTGCCTTTGCTGCCGCTCTGCCCGCCTTTCTTTCTTTCATATCTTTTGATGATGTTATTCTGACCGCATCCACTGTTACCTCTTGCAACTTCCGCTGTGCCGTTACTTCTATCTCTTTATAAAAAGCAGATCGCTCTGCAATCTTTTCTTGGTTCGCTATTATCGCAGCAGTTGCTTCATCTGACGCAAGTATTGCTGCATCTCTGTAAGCAAAGATTGCCTCTGACGGCATAGGCTGCGCTAGTAATTCTTGGACAGTCTCCGAAAGGCTGCCAATGTGCTCACTAAATTGGTCGCCAATTTCGCTAAGATGCTCAGAGGGCTTCTTGATAGCCTCGCCTCCAAACAGTTTAACAACCGCATTGTAGGCATCAAATAAATCATCAAGCGGTGACATGAGAACAATTATCTTTTCAGCTAGCCACAAGAAAGTGTCGCCTATTTTGTACAAGCCTAGCTGTAAGACTTTGCCCCCAACATACAGGCTGTGAAATACATCTCTAAGATAGGCAAATGAATTAACCAAAGCGTCTGCAACTCGCTGACCTGTGCTGCCAAACTCCTCACTAGCCTTGCCTGTGCCTGACAAGTCATTTGTGATTGCTGTAAGAAGTGGGCCAAAGGCAATAGCAAGCTGAATGCCTAGAGCGTCAAACAGTTTAGATGCTTTGTTAAGTGCGTCATTAGCCATTTCTATTCTTGCAGCGTCTTGCCTGCTGATAGCAATTCCCAAAAGGTCGGCTTCTTTTGCCATAGCCTGTAGACCCGCAGCTCCACCAGCAAGGGTGTTAACCAGCGCAACACCTTCGCTATCAAACAGCTTCATGGCAATACGGACTTTATCGGCTTGAGTACCCAAGCCCCTCATAGCGTCAGCAACAACACCCATTTGCTGATCTAGCGGCAGATCACTTAAACTCTTTGCATTAATATTTAGTTCTTTAAGTGCCTTTACCGCTTCGCCACCTCCTTGAGCTGCCTCGCTTACCCTTCGAGTGAAACGCTGCAAGGCCATGTTCATAGTTTCGGTGCTAACACCTGTCTGCTCACCAGCAAATTGAAGCCCAACAAGAGCCTCTGTGGTAATGCCTATCTTGTCGGCAGTCTTTGCCAGTGCGTCTATAGACTTCATTGCAGAAGCGGTAAGTGCAAGCATTCCTGCACCTGCCACAACAAAAGCCGCACCGATAGCCATGCCAGCTTTCTTGGCTATATTGCCAAGCGCGGCAAACTTTTTCTTTATGCCAGAGAAGGCTTTACCAGTTTTGTCGCTAGCGAGAATCTTGATGTTGATATTTTGGGACATTATTTTTTCTCTTTACGACTTAGCCAATATACCCACCCTTGAAACTCTCTAACGTCCATCTGCTGAACTTCAGCGACTGTCTTGTGCAAGTGTTCTGCAAGGGTAAAACAGAATTGCATGTTGAAGTCGCTTTTTAGTTTCCCTCTACGTCCTCAGAGGAAGGGTCAAGTGCATTGATCTCCGTCACAATGTTAGTGATAACGTCAGGTGATACTGACTTGAGCAGTTCCATCTTGTCGGATTTACGGAATAGAGGCTTTCCCTCTGCATCAACAAGTCTGTATATGACTGTTAACGCCATCGCTTCAGCGGGGTTGCCACCGTTAGCACATTCCATAATCTCGCCAAGACGCTGCAAGGACAAAGAGGGCTTAATAAATGCCTCAGTGTCCCACTCTGGGATTGAAATAGGGCGCAAATCTCCGTTAAGCAATCCCTTATAATGAGACTGCGCCTTCTCCAATATACTCATACAGTTGCCGTTGTGAGTGCGCCTGTACCTTGAATACTAATACTGGCATCAACCATGCCGTCAAAGCTGCCTGTTTTGCTGACACCTGTGACAAGAGCTGTGCCTTCGTAAAAGGTATCGCCAGCTGTATCACCTTCTGGGTAAACTTTTAGCGTAACACTTGCACCAACAGACAATGCGCCCTGTCCTGCCGTGTCAGTCTCATCCCAGAATACGTCGAGAGAACCTGACCAGCCTGTTAAGCTAGTACGGAAAGTCCTTGCGGTTGTTCCT